GAAAAATATAAAAGTATAGATAAAGAAAGAATTGAAACTGCAAGTAAAAAGATTAGAAACCAAAGGATATATTTTGGAGCATCAATTTTGCTGGTAGGTTTAGTAGCAATAATAATGTTTGGTAAAAGAAAATAAAATGGTAAATAACACTTCTGGAAAAACATACGATGTAGCAGAGTATGGTAGATTACAAAATTTTATTAAAGAGCAACAAGGAGAGATGGATAAAATTGATTTAGAAAAATCAGTTCAAGATAAAACCATTTTAAGATACGCAATACTATTAGGTGGAGTAGCAATAACATTAGTATTGTTTAAATATTTAGTAGATAAAAGAAAATAATATGAAAAAATTATTATTATTTGGAGGTATAGGATTAGCTGGTTTTGGATTATTTAGATATTTCAAATATCAAATTGATTTAGCTTTAAATTACGATTATAAAATTAAAAAATTTAAAGTAGAATCTTATGATAGCGAGAAGATTAACGCATCGTTGGAAATTGAGGTTGTAAACAAATCTAACTTTCAAATATTAGTTAATGAATACGATTTAAAAATATCTTATAAAGGTAAAAACTTTGCAAATGCTAAAAAAACAACACCATTTTTAGTATTGCCAAATAATTCATTTACTTTAAAAACGGAGGGAGTTATCAATGTTAAAGAATCCCAAGTAACCATATTACCTTTTTTACAAGATGTACTGGCAAAAAAACCAATTAATTTTGAAGTAAGTGGATTTATTAAGGTTAAGTTTATTGGAATCAATTATACTTTGAATTTTACAAACGATACTTTCCAATATTCATCTGATTTATTAAGGGATTTAGGATTGAGTAAAAAAGTTGGTGGGTTCAAGGAAAAAAATCCAGCATTAGCAAAATTTTTAGGAATAAAATAGTTAATTTTACACGAGAAACTTATAAAATAACAACAAAATGGTAGAAGCAATAGTTAAAAAAATTATGACTACTGGAATTACAAAATATGCAAAAGCATATAACGTACCAGCAGAGCAAGTTCAAATTAAAGTAACAAACGACCCAAATGGTACTGTTTTTTACACAATGTGTAATAACTTTAAAGCAGTTGAGAATGTTAGTTTCTTGCAAATAATGGATAAGAAAATGGATATTTTCCAATACGAAGCATTGGCAAATCCTTTTCTAAAAAAGTCATTAGAGTTGTATGCAAATGATACAAACGATGATGTGTTAAATGTTTGTTCGTTTATTATGTTAGTAAATACTAAAAATATTGGATTATCATTTTACAACGGATATAAAAATGGTAAAAATATCTCACTTGGCAAACACTTGGGAGAATTAGGATTATAAATTTAGAATATGGCAGTACAAAGAAAATCAGCGGTTAAAATTGAAGTAAGTGCATCTGATATAGCTTGGATTAAAGAAAACATATCTTCTATGAGTTTAAAAATTCAAGAAGTTAATTTGTCTTTAGTAAAATTAAATCAAACAGTAATTGGCGATAAAACGTATGGTCAAACTGGATTAATTGAAAAGGTTGAGGAGCATAATGCCTATATAGAAAAAGATAAGCAATTCAAATCAAAATTAGTTGGTGGTGGAGTAGTAATAACTTTTATTTGGGGGTTTATTCTTAAATTATTAAAATTTTAAAAAATGGGAAATGTAACAAGGTCGCAACAAAATAATATCACAAGTCCAAACGGAAATAGTTTGGCAGTTTTTGTTGATGGGGAAACTGGAATAATAAAAGTAAAAGATATTAATGGAAACATTCAACCATTATCTGATTATATATCTATTCCAACATTATATTCTGCTACTTTTTTTGATACAACATTACAAACAAATGGTGGGGCGACAACTGCTAATCAAGTTTTAATTAATTCAACACAAAATAATAATGGTTTTACATTAAATGGTAATAGTAGTGTAACAATTTTAAATACTGCAACTTATTTTTTTACTTGTAGTTTACAACTGGCTTTTACTGGTGGTGCTTCAAACTATAATGTAACTGTTTGGTTTACCATAAATGATGTAATAGAGCCAAATAGTGCTTTTACATTTACCACAACTGGAATACAAAATGACCAAACATTAGCAGTAATAACAGACACTAAATTAATAAATGCTGGACAAAATATTAAATTTTATTGGTGGAGTCAAGCAACTGGTATGCGTTTATTACCAACTTCTGCTGGTTCAAATCCTACAAGACCATTATCGCCATCAGTAAATTTATCAATATTTAATGTTGCTTAAAATGTAAAAAAATATGAACAAATTAGAAATTATTATAGGGAGTTTAAGAATATCAGTTGGTGGTACAGTAGTTTTGGTAATACCAAAAGATGCTTGTGCTATTGATTCGTTATCATTAAAAGATGCAACGCCTACTGTATCTATATTCAATAAATATTTAGCTAATTTTACACCAGTTTTTAATCAACCATTATCAAATTGTGTAGATTTTACAAATACACCTTTTACTGAAAGTTCGTTTATTGCTTTTGCGGAAGCTAATTTAGGATTTTAATAAAATATAATTATGATTAAATTACAGATAGTCGATGGAAGTTTACAAGTATCAAATAATGGTACAATAATATTAGTTGCACCGAAAAATTCGTGTGCAATTGATGTTTTGTCATTATACGATGCTATTCCTTTAATAGTTATTTATAATAAATATTTAGGAACTTCAACTAATATATTTACTCAACCTTTAGCAAATTGTGTTGATTCATTAGATGTACCATTTAGTGTAAATACATTTATTGACTTTGCAGAAATAAATTTAGGATTTGATACTTTTGGTGGTGGTTGTGGTGGTGGAGGTTGTAGTACAAGTCCATTTCAATACAACGCTAACTTAACTGGTATTGAGCCAATTTTAGGTAGTAATAATGCAAGTGGTGGTTTATCAACTATTGGTGGTGGTTCTGATAATACTACAAGTGGGTATCATTCAACAATAGGCGGTGGAGATTGTTCAACTGCTTTTGGCGACCATTCAACCATTGGTGGTGGATTGAATAATACTGCTTCTGGAAATTGTGCAACAATAGGTGGTGGTAATATTAATACTGCTTCAGCAACTAATTCATCCGTTGGTGGTGGTTGTTGTAATATAACAAATTCAAGACATTCTGTAATAGCTGGAGGTCAAAGAAACATAGTTCAATCTCCTATTAACGAGTGTTTCTCTTTAGGGGTAACAATTGGTGGTGGTATTGGACATAATACAACTGGTGGTACATTTAATGCAACTACTGGTGATTTAACTGGAGCAATTACTTGTTGTTTTGCTGGTAGATTATCTACTATTGGAGGTGGATTACGAAATTGTGCTATTGGAGGTTATTCAACAATAAGTGGAGGAAGTTGTAATATTGCTTGTGGATTAAATTCTTTTATAGGTGGTGGTGGAGGATTTTTTTGTTATGCAAATAGTGGTAGTCCAGATTACTATGCTTGTTATAAAATAGGTGGAAATTGTGCTATTGGTGAGAGTTCAGTAATTGTTGGTGGAAATTGTAATATTGCATTTGGTTGTCAATCATTTGTTGGAGGAGGTCTATATAATAGTGCTTCTAATACACGTTCATTTGTAGGTAATGGTAGGTCGAATACTTCAGCTGGTATCTATGCAACAATTGGTGGTGGTCAAAATAATTGTGCTTTTGGTGGTCATTCATTTATTGGTAGTGGAATATGTAATAGAGCTACATATTATGCTTCAATTGGTGGAGGTAGATATAACTTTGCTTGTGGTGGTTTTTCTTTTATTGGTGGCGGATGTTGTAATTTTATTTGTAATACTGCTTTACTTTCTGTAATAAGTGGTGGTTGTCAAAATATTCTTTCAGGTATAGGTTCAACAATAAGTGGTGGTTGTTGTAATACTGTTTCTGGTTTTCGTTCAACAATTGGTGGTGGTTCTAATAATACTGCTTTAAGTTCTTGTTCATTTGTTGGTGGTGGTAGATTTAATGCTGCTTCTAATACTTATGCAACAATTGGTGGTGGTGCTAGTAATACTGCTTCTGGTGTTTGTTCTTCAATTGGTGGTGGTTCGACAAATACTTCTTCTAATAATTATGCCACAATTGGTGGTGGTAGATGTAATACTGCTTCTGGTGTTTGTTCAACAATTTCTGGAGGAACAACAAATACTACTTCTGCAACAAATTCCTTTGTTGGCGGTGGTTGTTGTAATATTACAAATTCAAGATTTTCAACAATAGCTGGAGGTCAAAGAAACATAATTTTATCCCCTACTAACGAGTGTTGCTCTTTAGGAGTAACAATTGGTGGTGGTATTGGACATAATACAACTGGTGGTACATTAAGTACAACTACTGGTGATTTAACTGGTGCAATTACTTGTGTTAATGCTGGTAAACTATCTACTATTGTAGGTGGAGCAAGAAACCAAAGTGTTGGTGCTTGTTCTTTTGTAGGTGGTGGTTTATCAAATTGTGCTTGTGGAACATTTTCTGCAATTCTTGGTGGTCAAAGCAATAGCACTGGTACTTGTGCTTGTGCAATGATTATAGGAAGTAATATAACTGCAAACAGAGCTTGTACAACATTTGTAAATGATTTAACAATAGTTTCTGCATCTTCTTTTAGTGGTTGTTGCGTAGGAATAAGTACAAATGGTCTTTTAGTTCCTACTGCGGTTATTATGGCATCAAGTGGTGGTACTGGTTCAACTATAAGAAGTGGAGCAAGTAATAGTGCTGGAGGTTCTTTTGCAACTGCTTCTGGTGGTTGTCAAAATAATGCTTCTGGACAAACTTCAACAATTGTTGGTGGTGCTTGTAATATTTCTTCTAATGTTCACTCATCTGCACTTGCTGGGGTAGTAAATACTGCTTCTGGTTATTTAGGATTTGTTGGTGGTGGTCGTAATAATATTGCATCTGGTTTTAGAGCAATGATTAGTGCTGGTACTTACAATACTTCTTCTGGCGATAGTTCAGCAATTTTAGGTGGTAATGGAAATAACACAAACACTTGTGCTTGTGCAATGATTGTAGGAAATGGTATAACTGCTGATAGAGTATGTACTACATTCGTAAATAATTTATCAATAAAAAATATACCAACTGCAAGTACTGGTTTACCAAGTGGTGCAGTATGGAGTGATTCTGGAGTACTAACTATTGTACCTTAATAAAAAATAAAATTATGATTAAATTACAAATAGTCGATGGAAGTTTACAAGTATCAAATAATGGTACTATAATATTAGTTGCACCGAAAAATTCGTGTGCAATTGATGTTTTGTCTTTATACGATGCTATACCTTTAATAGTTATTTATAATAAATATTTAGGAACTTCAACTAATATATTTACTCAACCTTTAGCTAATTGCGTTGATTCATTAGATGTGCCTTTTACTACAAATTCATTTATTGCTTTTGCAGAAGCAAATTTAGGATTTGATACTACTGGTGGTGGTTGTGGTGGTTGTAGCACAAGTCCGTTTGAATATAATGCTAATGCAAGTGGTATTGAACCAATAATTGGTAGTAATAACGCAAGTGGAAGTTATAGCACAATAGGTGGTGGTAAATCCAATACTATTATAGGTGCAATTATTTGTGGTAATAATGTAAGTTGTTCAGTAATTGGTGGTGGTAATTTGAATTGTTCTACCGCACCCTATACTATTATAGGTGGTGGTGGTAATAATACTACATCTTTTTGTTTTGCAGTTATAGGTGGTGGGTCTTATAATAGTTCATCAAGTACTTTTTCTACTATTGGCGGTGGGGTAAGTAATACTTCATCTGGTTATGGTTCAACAATAAGTGGTGGTAGAGGTAATATTTCTTCTGGAAATCAAAGTTTTGTTGGCTCTGGTGAAAGCAATACTGCTTCTGGTGGTAAATCAACAATTGGAGGAGGTTATTGTAATATTGCTAATAATGATTATTCATTTATTGGAGGAGGTCAATCTAATACTGCTTCTTGTTATTTTGCAACAATATCTGGAGGTGCTTTCAATACTGCTTGTAGAAATTCTTTTGTAGGTGGTGGTAAATACAATATTGCTTGTGGATGTAATTCTGTTGTAGTTGGTGGTGGTGGTCAATATTCATCAGAAGGTAACATTGCTTCTGGTAATCGTTCAGCAATAGTAGGAGGTTCTTGTAATGTTGCTTGTGGAGATATTTCTTTTATTGGTGGTGGAGGTAATAATACTGCTTCTGGTTATAATTCAACAATTGGAGGAGGTTATTGTAATATTGTTAATAATGATTATTCATTTATTGGTGGTGGTCAATCTAATACTGCTTCTGGTTGTTATTCAAGTATTGTTGGTGGATTAAGAAATTCAATTACTGCTGGTTCATCTTTTATTGGTGGTGGTTATTGCAATATATCTTCTGCCTATCTTTCAACAATAGGTGGTGGTAGGTTTAACACTGCATCTGGTTGTATTTCAGCAATTGGTGGTGGTATAAGTAATACTACATCTGCTTGTTGTTCAACAATTAGTGGTGGGGTAAGTAATACTGCATCTGCAATTAATTCATCTATTGGTGGTGGTTCTACTAATACTGCTTCTGCAACCTATTCAAGAGTAGGTGGAGGTAGATGTAATATAACAAATTCAAGACATTCTGTAATTGGAGGTGGTCAAAGAAACATAATTCAATCGCCTACTAACGAGTGTTGCTCTTTAGGGGTAACAATAGGTGGTGGTATTGGACATAATACAAGTGGTGGTACATTTAATGCAACTACTGGTGATTTAACTGGAGCAATTACTTGTTGTAATGCTGGTAAATTATCTACTATTGGAGGTGGTTTGAGAAATTGTGCAACTGGTAGTTATTCAACAATAAGTGGTGGTGCTATTAATAATGCTTCTGGCACTTCTTCATTTGTTGGAGGAGGTGTTTGTAATATTGCATCAGGTAGTTTAACATCCGTTGCAGGGGGTTATAAAAATACTTCTTCTGGTTATAATTCAACAATTAGCGGTGGTTGTTGTAACATATCATCTAGTAATTTTACATTTGTTGGTGGTGGAATACTTAACAAAGCAATTGGCAATCGTTCATCTGTTGTTGGTGGTGCTTGTAATACAAATTGTGGGCAATATTCAAGTATTATAGGTGGTCAAAACAATAGTATTTTGTCTACTTATTATAATTCACACATAATTGGTAGTGCTATATATGCTACTGCAAGTAACACAACATTTGTTAATTATTTATCTAAATGTGGTGGTACGTTTAGTATAGACCATCCAGACCCAATTAAAGAAGAAACATACAAATTAAATCACTCGTTTGTTGAATCGCCAACTGAAGGGGATAACATATATAGATTTGATGTTGTAGTAGTTAATGGGGAAGCAACTATTAATTTGCCAGATTATTTTAAATACTTAAATAAAAATGCACAAGTTTGGATTACTTCTAAAAATGGTTTTGGCGTAGCTTATGGAATAGTAGATGATACTTATTCTAAAGTTATAATTAAAGCTAATATGGATATAGAATATAACGTACTTGTAATAGGTACAAGAAAAGATAAGAACACTAAATTCTGGAAAGGTGCTGAAACACTAAAACCAGTTAATAGTAAACAAAATATTCAATAAAACCAAAATACTTTTTTATATTTGTATTTCAAAAATGATTAATAAAATTAAAATTAAATAAAATGGAAAATTTCACAATTCACGTTTTCGGTTATGGGGAAACACAAATTAATTCACAAGATTTGTCTATTAAAGTAGCAACTGATACTTTAACTACCGTAACGCCTTTATTAGCTGGTGTATTTGCTAAAAAACCAGCAGACAACTCAACTTTAGTTACTGAATTTCACGCAGTAAACTTTTTTGGTTACAATGATGTACGTTGGATGTCAAAAGAAAGTTTTGATGTAAAAGATGATGCTGATTTGAAACCTCTTATCGATGCTTTGATTTCAGAATTGCAAACTGCAAAAGATAATGAAGCGGTGGTTACACCTCCAGCACCAAATATGGATGCTCCAAAAAATTAAATAAAATAAGTCTGTAATGCTCGGTAACTCCTCTTTGTTAATTCAAATGAAACCGAGTGATGGATTTTTTAAGAAACTAAAATAACAACTATTATCATTATCTTCCCTAATATGATTGGAATATATAAAATTACTTGCGTAAATAATAACAAAGTTTATATTGGTAGTAGTAACAATATACATTTACGATGGCAATCTCACAAAAGCCGATTAAAAAGTGGAAAACACAATAAAAATTTATTAAGTAGTTACAATAAATATGGTATAGATTCTCTTATATTTGAAGTGTTAGAAGAATGTGATGTATTAGATTTAATAAAAAGAGAAATTTATTGGGCTGATTTTCATAAAAATCAAGGTTTTATTTTATTTAATTGCGGAGAATTTATTGAGAATCCAACAAGAGGAGTTCCAGCTTCAGAAGAAAGAAAGAAAAAAATGAGTTTATCATTGATGGGAAAAATACCTCATAATAAAAATAAAAAATCACCAGATTGGGTTAGGGAAAAAATATCTAAAAGACAAAAAGAAATAGGCAGAAAACCAACCCAAGAAAATATTGAAAAATTAAGAGCAATTGCAAAACTACCTAAATCTGAACAACATAAAAAAAACCTTTCAGAATCAAAGAAAAAATCAGTAG